TACTCCTGTTTTTAACGTAATACCTTCTCCTAAATGCAAATAAGTACATAATGCCATAATTAACATTCCAGAAGAAAATCCTATTAGTCTACCTGGCCATAATAATCCATCAAAGCCTGCAACTACATATTTAGTAGCATATATTAATATGTAGCTAATAGGAATACCCATACAGGCAATCAGCAACGGTCTTTCTTTAGCCCAGTTACTTAAAAACTGTGAGTTAGTCTGGTACCAAATCATAGTTTGAGCTAAAAAAAATAATATAAATGCTATAAATATACTTTTATTCACCTAATATAAATTTTTTTAAAGTCTTTTCATCCATCAATCCTACTTCACTTTTAGTACTATCAGCATTTACGACTACTGTGTAAGGAATATTAGTAACTTTATATTCAGCAGCTAATCCTGTTGTATCTTCCTCAACATTAATATTATGAACTTCTATTTTACTACCTAATTCTTGAGTTACTTTATCAAAAATTTTAGCATATAATTTACAAGGTCCACACCAATCAGCATAAAATTTTATTACTTTAATCATTTCTATTTATTTTTTTTAAATTTATTGAATTTGCTTCTTTTAGTTCCTCTTTTTTTAATATCAATTCCTCTTACTTTTAACCATTCTACTGTTTGATTATAAATTTGCTTTGCAGTATTTTTTGACATATATTTAATTTAGTATTATATAATAATATAAGAAAAAATAAGGTAAAAACCAACTATTCAATATTATTACCTCCTACTGAAACTTCATGCCAAAATACTCTTCCTTCTTGTATAGCCTTTTTAATATTTTTTTGTTTAGACATTAAAAATGAAGAGCCGCTTTTAACTTCTACAAAATGTATAGAACATTTAGTTTTACTTCTAGTATCGCAAAAAGCTACATAATCGATAGGCATACCTAAAAAAGTACAATCTTCAGCCGGAACTGGAAAGTTTTCTATAAAAGGAACGAAATGTTCTATAGTCTTACCCCATTGTACTGCTCCTGATCTTTTTTTAGTATCTATTTTTATAAGTTCTCTTTCAACCTCAAAACTCTTTTTTAATAATTTAATTTTTCTGTTATAATAGTAAATTATTCCTCCTAAAATAATAAGAGGAAATAAAAGCAGTATATTTTCTAACATAATTTAAGTTTTATCCATCACAGCTTAAACAATCTTCTGAAGTTCTTGAACCAATATCACCATTAATTACAGAATCAGTTCGTAAATAATAAAGAGTTTTAATTCCAAGTTTCCATGCTGTTTGATGTACTAGATTAATAAATTTTGGTGAATCGGTTGGATCAAAAGCTAAATTTAAAGATTGAGTTTGATCGATATACTTTTGTCTAACTGAAGCTTGTTCAACTAAAGCTAATTGATTTATTTCTGCAAAAGTTAAAAATATTTGCTTATCATCTAAAGGCATAATATCTTCAGGTAAATTTGCTACGGAACCTCTATCTTTCATAATAGCATCCCATACTTCTTCAGTATTATGACCTCTTTCTTCTAAATATGATTCTAATGCAGGATTTTTTCTTATAAAAGTTCCTTTTGCTGAATTAAAAGTATATACATTAGCAGGTACTGGTTCTATACCGGCTGATACTCCTCCTGATATAGTACTATTAGAAACTGTAGGAGCTACTGCTAATAAATGGCTATTTCTCATACCTGTACCTCTACACCAAACTGGTTCTCCGTATTCGTCTGCTAGTTTTCTTGAAGCTGCTTCTGCTTGGTTTTTAATTTGTGAAAAGATTTGATGAGTATAAGACGTAGCTGCTACCGAAGTAAAAGGAATCCTTTCGTTTTGTAGAAAAGTATGCCATCCTAATACTCCTAAACCTATAGCTCTTCCTTTTTTAGCACTTCTATGAGCCCTTACTAGAGAATCTCTACCAGAAGTCTTAGCTAAAAATTCTTCTAAAACTCCATCTAAGAAGTAAATAGCTGTTTCTACTAAATCAGTATTTTTCCATTCATGCCATTTAGTTAAATTAACTGATGATAAACAGCATATAAAAGAATGTTCTTCGTCAGTAAATAAAGTAATTTCCGAACATATATTAGTCATAGTTACATCTAAATTATTTCTTACATATGCAGGAGGATTATCATTATTAACGTTATCTTTAAACATTATATAAGGTTCACCAGTTTCTACTCTAGATTTTAGTATTTCCACCCATAATGAAATAGCTTCCGGGTCTCTACGTTCTAATTTTTGCATAAAGCTATCATCAACTACTACGCATTGATGTAAATTTAGACACTGTCTATTAGGATCACCTTTTGGTCTTCTAATTTGTAAATATTCTTCTATATCTGGATGATTGATATCTAAATTTACTGATGCAGCTCCTCTTCTAACTGCTCCTTGATTAGTAGCTATTATAGTAGAATCATAAATTTTAGCCCAAGGTACTACTCCTTCCGACTGCCCCATATCTCCTAAGCCTATTTTTTCTCCTCTACCTCTAATTCTACTTAATCCTATACCGACACCACCGCCGAGGGAGGTAAGTCTCATAAGTTCAGCATTGGTTAATCCAATACCTCGAATTGAATCGGGCGTATCAATTCCAAAACATGAGATCGGTAATCCTCGGTCGGTTCCGGTGTTCGATAATACAGGTGAGGCTAAATTCAACCATCCTTTCCACATATAACGGAAAAATTTATTTGCTAAATCAGGACGATCTAATCTTTTTGCTATTCTATCAGCTACTCTTCGGTAAGCTTTTTTAGGATTTTCATCTGGAAGTAAATATCCTTTAGAAATAGTTGCTAATGATATTTCATTCATCCACTCAGGATAATCCTTTCCTACTTCCCAATTGGAAGTATCTACTACTATACTCATAACTTATTATTTTAAAATATTGCGTTAGGATCCCATTCCATATGACCTTTAGCATAATTAGTAACTCTATTAGCGAAGAAGTCAGTATGTTGTTTACCAGCTATTACTGCGTCAAACCATTTCATAGTTTTTAACGCTCCTTTATCTATTTCTTCAGATGGTACTATTGGTTTAAGTCCTAAATCACTCATTTTAGTATTAACTCTATGTCTTATAAAGTTTTTTAGTTCATCTTTAGTTAAGTTTTCTAAATCTCCTAATTCAAATACTTTATCTATAAAATCAAATTCTAACTTTAAAGCTAATAAAGCAGCATCTTCAATTTCTTTAACTAATTTATCAGTTTTAAATTCAGGATGTTCTTTCATAAGAGTTCTAAATAACCAGCATCCTGCTTCAGAATGTAATGATTCGTCTCTTACAGACCATTCTACTATTTGTCCTACTCCTTTGAGTTTATTTCTCATTTTGAAAGATAATAAGACTGCAAATGAAGAAAATAAGTTTACTCCTTCGGTAAAAGCTGAAAATATCGCTAACGATTTAGCTCTTTCATGCCAGTTAGGAGTCCCGTCATGATTATCTCTTACGTTCATTAATGCTTCTATCTTAGCCATAGTAGTTTCATCTTCTAAAAACTCTGCAAAGTCGTCTAATCCTAACTGTTCGTTTAATAGTGAATATGCTTCAGCATGTATAGTTTCGCTAGAACCTAATGTAGTACCCATCATTATAATTTCAGGTTTTCTAAACCATTTTGTTACTAAAGTAGACCAATAATCATTAACTATAGTTTCAGTTTGAGCAAATCCTTTCAGAATTTGACCTACTACGTTTTTTTCATGATCTTTTAAGTTAGATTTCCAATCAGTAACATCTTGTGCCATCGGGACTTCAGTATGTAACCAGTGTGCTTGTTGTTGCTTTAACCAAAAGTCGAATGCTTTTGGATATTCGAAGGGTTTATAAACTACGCGTTCTTCTAGTAAACTCATTTTTTAATTAATTTTTAGGGTTAAACGAAAAAAAATCTCCAAAAATAAGTAAATTTTAGTTGGAGATGTTTCCATAAATAGCATATATATTCTAATTTTTGTCAAATAATTCAGACATTTTTTCTCTCGATAGATTAAATACAGGACCTTGTGTAGTATTAAACTGTTCGTCTAACTCAGCTTTTCCTTCGAACTCAATATGTCCGTTATTAGTATCCATCTTAACATTATATGTCATACCATCTTGACCGTATCTATTTTTCATTACATGAACTCTTCCAGTTCCAAGTACCTTATCTTCTTTCTGACGAGATAGAGATAAACAAATATCAGCTACCATCATCTTATCGTAAGAGCCTGCAGCTTTATCTCCTTCGATAACTGAATCTCTTGCACCCATTCTATTTACTTGAGAAGGGGTAAGAATAGGTATTTTTAAATCTTTAGCTAATCCTTTAGTTGCTATAAATACGTCGTCGATTTCATCTTTTCTTTCAAAAGATTTTCCTCTAGCAGGAGCTCTTAAATAATCAACATAATCTATAATAACTAAATCAGGTTTATGTTCCATATCCATACATTTTTGAATATGAGCTTTTATAGTATTTACTGTAGCACTTTTAGGTGCATATTCTTTTACTATTAATCTACCTTTTAAGTTATCTACATGTTTTTGAACTTCTTTACGATGTTTATTAACTTCATCAATAGAGTATCCTGTAAAATAGCAGTCAAATCTTTTACCAACGTAATCTTCCCCGAGTTCCAAAGTGTAGTAATTAACCTTAAACCCAAGCTTAACAGCATGAGCAGCAATAGCAACCATAGTCCACGACTTACCACCGCCAGGATTACCAAATACAATAGCCAAGTCCCCAGGTCCAAATCCTCCTTGAATTCCATCATTAAGAACAGGCCAAGGACTAGGAATAGTAGGACGGTAATCAACTCTATAACGAGTCTCAATATCTTTATTATATTCATGTCCTATATTTTTATCCATTCCAGCTTTCATAGCTTTTTCAATTCTATTACGAATACCATCGTAATCTCCTGCTTTTAGTAAATCAGTAGAATTTAAAATAGCTTGCTTCATTTCTTGATTTTTACAAAAAGTAGTAAACTCTTCTTGTACGTATTCTAGATCATCTTGAGAAGCTTGGTAAGAGTTTCTTAATTCTTCTTTTAATGCTATCTGTAAAATATCATTGTCTACTTTTTGTAGCTCTACTTTAAGTACATCCATAGTTATAGTAGTATGATACTTATCAAAATACTTGATTATCTCATCTACTATCCATTTATGTGCATCTGAGTCGAAATAACTTTCGCTTAATACGTCTCTTACGTTTAAAAGGAATTTTTTATCTGTAAGCAAAGAGCCCAATACTTTCAGTTGGAAACTTTTTCCATACTGATTCAATGCTTTTAATGTCATCTATAACTTATTTTTTAAAAACCGTTAAACCTCTAAAATTCTCTAACCAACCTTCTGTATTTTTAGTAATACCTTCTATCTTATCTTGATCTAAAAGGTGTAAAAATGCCCCTGTTTGTAGGTCAGGAATATCACTCTTTATTATATCTAATATATGATTTTTTTCTTTATCATCCAACACAGTATTGTGTAAATTCATTAATTCATAATTTTTTAGTACTCTATCCCAATTATGAATAATTTTAGCAAATATTTTTTTAGGTTTATCTCCCTCCATTTGAGTTTCACAATGATCCCAAACATCATTTATAGAAGCTAGGGCGTCGTGAGAGAAACTACTCCATTCAGAAAGAATAGTTTTAATTCCTAAACCTTTAACTCCAGGTAAATTATCTGAGTTATCTCCTAATAATGCTTTTACAATATTATAATTCTGTGGTAAAACTTTAATTTCTTCTACTATATTATCTAAAGTAAAAGTTTTTTTCTTTATAGGAGCATAAACTTCTATATTTTTACTTATAAGCTGCAAGAAATCTTTATCAGAAGATATTATAGTAACTTTTTTATTATTACCTTCTGCTTGTTTAGCTAAATAAGCTATAATATCATCAGCTTCTAATTTTTCTATACTAATCTGCTGTAAAGGTAAGCATTCTAAATAGTCTTGTGTTCTATATAACTGTCCTATTAACGCTTCTTGCTCTTCATCTCTAGTATCATACAAACCCCAATGAGTGATTCTAGCTGTAGCTCTCTGAGCTTTATAGTTAGGGTCTATATTTTTTCGATTACCTGAACCACCTTTTCCGTCCCAAACTACTACTACTCTAGTAGGGTCAAAGATTCTAGTTACGTACCCTAAAGATCTCATGAAGCCTACCAGGCCACCTATATGATGACCTGATGGATTCATAGCTTTGAGTAATGAAAAGCTACGAATTAACATATTCATAGCATCAATCACTAGAATGTGATCATTCAATTCTCGGGGTGGGGTCTCTTTAAGATTTTTAAGTATATTTCCGTAATCAGCCATTAATCTAAAATACCAGTTGTAATTTTATCTTCTTCTAAGTCTCCTTCTTCGATCAAGTTAAAATCTAAACTACCTACTAATTTTAGCCAATGGTCTTTATGTTCATTTTTATACTTATCAATAGCACGTTTATCATCAGGTATAAAACCATGAGCTGTCATAACTACTCTTCCTCTTGATTGAACTCCTCCTATATGATTTTTTTCTACTTGAACGTTAGTTCTTTTAGCAAATTCTACCTGTAAACCATCTTTGATAGCTTTAATCTTAGATGTTCCCGGGTTAGTAATATTACCAAAAGTTATAACTAACGTAGAATCATACCACATAGACATACCTCCTTTATTTTGTAATTTAGGCATCCCCATAGGAGATTCAGGTTTCATAGTCCATACTTTATTAATTGCTACTAAAGTATTAGTATAAGGAGAGTTTTCTTTTCTGGATAGTAATATTTTTTGATTTAAATTATTACCAAACTGAGTAGACATAGCTCCTGCATTCCATTCGTTATTATTTTTATTAGAACGAACTGATAAATCGCAAGGTACTGAACCTATACTATCCCAGAAAAAACATATATCGAAAGGTAAATTACCTTTAGCTTGTTCATCCATTAAATCTGCCATATAAACGGCAACATCTTCTATAGTATTTAACGTACCTCTATCTGAGTATAAAAAATGTCCTTCATAATCTGTAACGTTTCCATTTTCGTCTAATACTTCCTCTATCTGTAAACCCATTTCTTTAGCATGATCCCAAGACCATTTCATCTCGGTAATAATAAAAACAGGTAAAATACCCATTTTCTGAGCATTAACCGCTGCTTCTATTAAAGCTGTAGTTTTACCAGTATCGGAATGTCCTCTTAATAAGGTAATATGACCTGTAGGTATTCCCGGTAAGGAAGTTATATCTTGAAAAGCTTTAGAGAGAGGTATCCAACCTTGCTCTTTAAACTTTACAGATGCATTAGAAAAACCTTTTTTCTTTTTAAAATTGCTTAAATTGAACGACTTTCTAACTGCAGCAGTCGCTCTTTCTTGTACTTCTTTATTTTTCGCCATTTTTATTCATTAAATAAGTCATCAAATTTACTAACGGTATCTTTATTGCCAGCAGTAGCTGTTTCTAAAGTAAAGTCAGTTTTTTGAGAACTTGAGCTTTCTGGCGGAGTTTCAGAGCCTGCAGCAGGAGTACTTTCTTCAACTGCATTAGGGTCTAAATATTCTTGAAGTTTTTTCTTAATAAAATCGTAATCATACTGAGTAAATGTCTCAGAAGGATTAGGTTGATTCTTTAACCATTTATCTACTAAATCATTATTATCTGATAATGGTGTTTGTTTAGGTTTGATTCTTACGGTAGTTTCAGGATAAGGGTTCCCTTGTCTCTGCTCTACTACCATATCCCAACCATTTAATACGTCGGTAAAATCTCCTACATCTTCATCTTCAGCTAAAGCTAATAAAGCTTTATAAATAGTAATTCCAAATCCCCATAATCTAACTCCTTTATCTTCTTCTCCTCTTACGACAACAGGAGCGAAAATTCTAGTTTTAGGAGATATTTTTCCAGATAAAGACCAATTATCTTTATCATTTGTTTTTCTTAATTCTTTTACAAACTCTTCTATTGGATCTTGTTTACCAAAGTTAGATAAAGCAACCATAGGGAATTTTCCAATTCCGTAATGGAACTTTAACTCTTTAAAAGGAAAAGTAGGATCGTAAGCAGAAGGTACTATACGTACTGTCTGTTTACCTAGTTGAGGTTTCCAAAAAATTTCTGAATAGTCGGTCTTCTCTCTTTGTTGACCGGTGTTGTTTAACGCATCTAATTTTGCGCGGATAGCATTAATGTCCATATAACTAATTTTAATTTATAACTTTATATTAATATAGTAATAAAAAATTAAATAGCCAACTATAGCTCAATAATTTTATATAACTTTGTATTAATTCTTTTTAGCTCAGGACCTTTAGTTAGTAGAATACAATTTCTAAAATCATTCCAATTTATCCTATAGCTAGTATCTAATTCTCCGTTATTCAATGATTTAATTAAAGTATTTAAAGCATTAATAGTATAAAGAGTATTAGTTTCTTTTTTTCTGTGTACTAAAATAGTATTTTCTATAAAATTAGATACGTTACCGAAATCTACATTATAGGTACACATATACTCATCTTGACTTTTAGAATATAGTACAAATATTTTATTATATATGATTTTATACCTTTCCTGAATTTCGTTCAGGACCTTATCTAAGCCTTCTTCAGTTGAAAAAGTACAAAACAGCTTATTGCTCATATCTTCGCTGGTAAAAAAAGGTTCGATGTCATAATCGAACTTTGGTATTGTTGTATTTGTTATCATATATAAATAGTTAAGCTGTCTTATAACACTAAATTAGTACTATATTTAAATTTAACAGGGTATTTTTCATGTTTTTCCATTATACGTTGTATATTTTCTAAAACTTCTACTTTATCTTCTTTGCAAAAATCAAATAAAATAGCATCGTAAGTATAAAGTGCTATAAAAGTTTTTTTATCTTTTAGGTACTCTAGTACATCTTTTAATATAATAATATTATTTGAAGTTTCCAACGATTGCATCATATAATTCATTAATTTAGCAGGATGCATCTCTTTTAATTCATTAGTAAATTGCTTACCTGATTGAATATTAGAGACATACCCTTTATCATTAAAGGTACTCCATAAAGTATCTATATACTTTTGTATTTTTTTAAAAATTTCTAAATCTTTATGTTTTTCAGGTATCTTACCATAAATTGCCTGAAAATTAATCTGTTTAGCTTCTTTGTATTGCTCTTCAGATATATTTTTAGTTCCAAAATAACTTTCAGCAAGTTGTTTATGCGCTGATTCTTTAGTTAAAGGATATTCAAGTTGTTCAGCTAATAATCTTAAATGATAACCGTCAAAATCAAACTCAACAAAATAATCGTTTTGAGGTTTAAAACATTTTCTATGATTTTCAGTATGAGGAATAGCTGCAAAATTTACACTATTAAAATTATTAGTAGGTCTTGAAGTAGCATTGTATAAATTATAAGAAGTGTATACTTTATTATCTATACTATTAAATAAAGGATTACGTGGTTTGAATATTTTATTATAAGGTTCGTAATATACTCCTAAACCAGATTGCTCTATTAAGAAAAAGACGTTTGTTGCTAATTTATTATAAAAATCAAATCCTTCAGGTAGTTCTATACTATCTAAAAAATCTTTTATAGATTCATAAATTAACTCGCATTTTTCATATAGTTTAGTTATAGGAATAAAAGAATTAATATTTTTATTATCACTATATTTGTTATAATACCACTCTATAGTCGAAATTGAAGATTTATATTCTAATTTATCAAAATAATTCATTGAATATACTAAAGAAATATCTATAGCTTTCTGTATATTAAAGTGATAAAGTAAGTTTTTCTTATCTAAAGTATAAACTATTTGTGCTTTATTTAAAATATCGTAGACACGTTTTTTTTCTACATTAAGTCCGTCGTCATGTTTTATAGGAATAATATAACCGTGCTTACTATTAAGCATTCTTATATAAACTGCTACTGTTTCGGTAAGTTTAGGGTGATAAAAATCGTTAGATGAAATTACATGTACAAAACATCCTCTTCTAATAAAATTTTCTAACGATACTAACTTAGATTCTTTTTCTACTATATAAAACACTTAAAACCTTTTTCTTAATATAAGAATAAAATTTTAAATATCAAACTAATAACCACCGGAACTGCTTCCACCACCGGAAGAACCCCCTGAAGTACTTGATCCTCCGGTAGAAGATGGTGCTGTTGGAGCTGTAGGAGTACTACTATAAGACTCTCCAGAACGTCTAGGTATAGAAGGAGTATCTACTGGTGTTGTTTGTATAGGAGTGTCTGATTCAATAATATTAACACCGTATCTGCTATTTGATTTATCAACAGGTACTAGTCTACTGTGGAAAGTAGGTATATGCTTTGCACCAACCATAGGACCTTTAGATGGATGTAAGTGATAATACCCTACATATTCCCTATTAGTTCCTTCGACTAAAAATTCTCCAGGTTCGGCATACAAATCTTCTTTGATCTTATTACTTAATTTTAAGTTTTTAAAAGAAGTAGACTTATCTTTTGGTACCGGAACTGATTTGGAAGGAGACGGAATAGAAAAACCAGTTTTTATAGGTTCTATATTATTACGTGTTAAAGGTAGAGTATCAACTACATATTCATCTGGTCCTTCTATTAATTGTTCAGCACCAGGAACTATACTTTTTATTTGCTCTATAAATTTTTGATTTTTAGATAAAATACCTTCATAAAAGTATCCATTTATAATTTGATCTTTAGCAGGTCCTTTTACTAACCACGGACTTATACAAACTTGTTCATAAGGTCTCAAAGATTTTTCAACATATCGAGCTGAGTTTAAGCTTATTTCTTTTACTTTACCTGTGCTTAAATTTTTATAAAAAGCTCTTGTCATTATTCCTTTGCTTAACTCTTCTCTACTAGGTCCTATTTTGAAAGAAGGGGCTCTTTTTGAATCAGAAGATTTATACTCTTCCACTCCATCACTATTTCCGCTTAATCCTCCATCTACATCTTCTTCAAAATTTGTTATAAACAGTTCTTTAGCTTTAGAAAAATCTCCTTTTTTAAAATCAATACCTAATTTATCAAATATCCTTCCTCCTGAGGTAAGGACTATTTCTTTAGAGTCATCTATTAAATTACCGGCTTGATCTACTAGACTTTCAATGCCATCGAGTTTAGATTGCTCTATAATTTCATATTGATGTTTAGGTAAATACATAATTAATTAACGAGAATTATAATATCTTTCTCCATTTGCAGCTTTTAAATTTTCACTTTTCTTAAAAGTATTTTTATATTGACCAGATAATACTTTTGTAGCTTTATATAAGTCTTTACCCCACCTTGGCAAGGTATCATTAACTGAAAAGGTACCTGCAACATTACCGTATTTAGAAGTACCACAAGCTATATCAAGGTGAATAGCTTTACCTCCCATGTAACCTTTAGGTCCTGAGCCGAAACCAAACGAATGCGCACCTCTTAATCTACAAGCTCTTAAAAACGATTGAACTATAGCTGATCCTTCGGCAATATTAAGTGAACCTCCTCCAGCAGGATTATATAATTTAAAATCTACACCATATCCATTATCATGTCTAGCAGATCCTACTGATCCTCCACCATTAGGTGCACCATTTCCTATAAATATAGCTTTTCTTGTTTTAGCTCCGCCTTTTTTCTTTTCAGCTTCAGCAAATGACAACGGTATATTACCTTTAGAAGTAATTTTAACTTTTAGTCCTGTTTGTGATGCTGCATAAACTAATATATCCATTAATTTTTGCTGAATAGCTAATGGTCTACCCCCTTTAGGAGGTTCTTTTTCATAATATACTGAACCATCACCGGGTAGTTTAGAATCTACTGGGTCGTAAGGAACTCCAGGTCCAGGGGTACCACCTGCTGCAGGATCACCTCCAGTCGGTATAGGTAATACATACGATTCGGTAGAAGCACGTACCTTTTTAAAATATTCTAATTCAGCATTAGTAGGAGGTGTAATGCTATAAAATTGAGTTTTTACAGTAGTAATCCACTTATTATCACCTATTTTGTGATCTAAACCAGTTATTATATATCCAAAGTTTTTAGAATAATTTTCCGGTAATAAACCATTTTCTATCATAAACGCTTGACCTATTTTCATTCCTCCTATACCTATAGTACTAAATGATAATTCTACAGGAATAGTACCTGGAGGAGGTAAAGGGTTATTAACGTCTCCTTTTTGATACTCTGTAACTACATATTTTTGGCAAAATCTCTTATGAAAGTTTCCTAAGGCACTAACCATATCTTGATTCCAATCACCTGAGTCCCAAAATTTATCACCGTTAAACTCTCGCCAATAATCGTAATAGTCTTCTACCCATTTTTTCAATCTTTTATCTTCAGGTTTTTCTCTAAGTTCTTTTACTTCATCAGGACCTGCAGTATCTGCTTTATGTCTTACATGTCTATCTATTAAACCTGCGTTCCATTTTAATAAAGTACTAACGTTTTCTTTTGATTTATCTCCTACTCCTTGAGCGGCGATAGCAACCATATTACCTATACGGTTACTTATTTCGCTACTAATAGAAACGTTACTCATAGTACTTTTTATACCTGAAAGGCTTAGTTTAGGAATAAAGTTTCTCAAGGCAGGAGTTACTTTTCTATCTACTATATAATAAAGATCGTCTACTTCATCATAAAATAAATCTAAATCGTTTATACCACCCATTGCTTCGTTCATTTTCCTTAAAAGAGTTCTTAGAAAGTAAACTACATTATTATTTTCGTTAGAATCTGAATCTTCTGCTTGAGCAACTATTTTATCTAATTCATCAAGTACTAACTGACCTGAAACTAAAATATTTAAAATATCATCAACCTCTCCTTTCATTATACCTGATGTAAGTGCTTTTTGTACTTGTTGATTAAACCCATTTTTCCAAATCTGTCCTATAGGATAAGATGTTGAACCATCAGGCCATGGTACTTTTTCTCCATCGCTTGTTTTTAGAACTATATTAGTAGGAGGAGAAGGTAATACACAAACCATAGGATTTATTGAAAAATGTAAAGGGGTAGATATTTAAGTTTTTTTTCATACTTACCGCTTAATTTAGTATCTTGAAAACCTGTATAAAACTGTGTTAGTTTTCTTCCTGGAGTTTTAGATCCTTTTTTTGGTTTTTTAGTACCATCAATTAGAGTAACGTAATTATTGTAAATATCTAATATAACATATAAAGGTACCCAAAATTCATTTAAATCATCATTATCAAAAAAACCTGTATCTTTTAATTCTAAACCTTTTACTCTAAAAGCTGCAAAATCATTTAGATTAGTTTTAAAATGCTGTGCTGTATCTAATGCAAATTTACCTTTAGTATAGATAGGTTCAATAGCACCTTCAGAGTTGAGAGCACTTTGTTGAACGTTATTTTCTTTATTCGTCTGTTCTAATCTTTTAATGTACTCTTCATACGCTTTTTTAAGCTGTTCTAATTCAGTCCTAAACTGTTTTTGTTCTTCAGTTAATTCACTTGTAGGTAAATAAGCATTTTCAGTTATAAAATCTACTATTTTTGCACTATCTCTTCTAGATTCAGCAATAGCTGTTTTATCAAGTGCAACTTTAATTGTTTCTCCGTTTTTAGCAGTAATTTTCATACCATCAAAATTAAAGCCCCATCCTCGGGAAGTAGTACCTTCTTCAAATTTAAAACCGTATTTATTGAAATTTTTCTTAAAGTAATAAACTGCTTCTTCTTCTTCCATTGCTGTAAACCCACCACCAGTTATAAAATCTCTTTCTTCAATACCTTCGAAACTTTCTGTATAAGTAATACCTACCGCGTTTGTATATCTAAACGAATCTCCCTTTTTAAGTTTGTCAATTTTTTTCTTAAAACCTTTATTTTCCATTGCAAACTTACCTTCTATAGAATCTACAGTATTCATTTGAGAAAAAGCTTCAGCTTTACTACCAAATAAAAAATCTTCTAAAGCTTGACCAGCATTATCTATAAGTTCTATATTTCTATTTAATTCTGCTGATAGATAACTTTTAACTGCAGGCCAGTTAGTACTACCTGCTTTCCACTGTGATGCTGCAAATTGCCAAAAATTTATTGCATTTCTTGCTGCTATAGTACCTGGTAAGCCTACCGCACCAGCAATCCCTACGTCTCTATTAAGATTAGCTGCTGCTTGACTGTTACCTTTAGTAGTTTTTTTTAATTCAGCAAAAAATTTATGATATATAGATTTACGTTCTTGCTTACCTTTATTAGTTTCTCTAGGAGACATTTGATCTGCAGGGAATACTTCTGAAGGATCGAATGTTATCCTAATAGATTCTAATATACTTCCTTTAGCTATTATTTTAACAAAACAATCATAACCTCCTAATTCGTTTAAAGTCCAATTAAAATTACTTATATAACCTACAAATGAATCATAATTAAAATCTGCCTCTCCTGCAATTTGTTTTAATGCTTTTTCCATTTCAAGCATTACATCATTATTAGTATCACCTTCTATATTATCGAAAAATTTTTTATAAGTACTTACATTACTATTAATAGTACCTTTATCAGTAGAAGAATTTAACTGTTGGCTATGACCCCATTCTAATAATACAGAGTAACCTGGTCTGAGATAAAGTTTTTGCATAACTTCTAAATCTTCTAAAGTCCATACTTTAAAATTTACTTCTGCTTCTCTTAAAGTACCGTAAGTTCCTTTAGATTTTACATCTACTGATTCTATACCTGGTGTAGGTCTAAATCCTAAGCTTTCGTAATTATGATAAGCATTAGTTTTAAGATCACTATTTTGTGGTGCTAAAACACCGAAACCAGGTTCTCCTTCTGCAGGAAGTCCATCGGTAACATAACCAGAACCGTCTAATTTTATAGGGGAATGGTATTTATTTTCATTTATACCTCCATTTATTCTAGTATTTTGGGTAACTACACCGCTCATCAGTATATTCTGCCTTGCTAAATTACTGTCTCCTGAAACTTCTGATATAGTTTTATTATTTATAACTAATTCTTCTGCTTCTTTTGCAGTTATAGTATTAACACTTGATACCATTCTAGCCCAAGCACCATTACCGTTAAAAAATAATAAATGTTCTTTAGATTTCCTTTGCTGGGAGATTAGATTTTCTCTTTCAATTATTTGACTAACGACACCAGCATCTAATCCACCTCCAATTACTTCTTGAGGCTGCCCTTGAGGTGTACTACTTTGTGCTTGAGATGACATACTATCTATTATTATTTACTTCTTCAAATAATTCTATCGCGTCGGCTTTATTAGCAGGAATTCTAAGTTGTACTCCTGGAGTTACGATTAAAGATCCTTTTTGATAATTATTTGCTGAAGAAATAATCCACCATAACCCTGAATCGTTATAAAATTCTTGTGCTAATGTATCATATCTATCACCATATTGAGATATAACGTATATATCATTTTCATTTAATGGTATTTCTGGGTAAATTACATTTCTTTTATAAGGAACATTATCTTTATTTATAAATGTCTGTATTTTTCTAAATCTTCTTCCCATAACTTAATTATTAAAATTTAAAATTCCAAGCTCAGGATCTATACTTACGGCAGAACTATTATTAATTTTTATATTATTATTAAATTTAAAATTTTGAATATTATTTTTAATAAGTTTATTAGAATTAAATTTAGGAGTATTCACATAAGTATTATCAATAGCTATTGTAGGAGGAGGTGTTCTTACACCTGTTAAAGCTCTTCCTGTACCAGTACCTCCGTCTATATCTATAAAGTCAGATATACCATCACCATCATTATCAACAAAAGGTAAGCTTGTTTCTGTATTGCTATCACCGTTTTGAGCTACAGTAGGTGAATTATCAGGAGTAGTTGTTACAAATTCTTGATTTTCTAGCGGTATGTAAATATCTTTATTATCTTTAATAGGTCTATAATTAGTAATGAAAGGATTAATACCTGTAGTAGGTAAGAAATCGTGAATAACTTTAAAGTTTATACTAACTTCTAATACGTGAGGTAAAATTTGATCTCTTCCTTGACCTTCTGGGTTTTGGAACGATATTTCCCAAGGATAATCAGTTTGCCAAGTATATTGAACTGATTCTATAATTCCAGGTTGTTCGTATATGTAATCTCCTACTGTTACTTTCGCTAAAGAACCTCTCATAAATCTTCCATTTCTACCGTAAGTCGGAGCAGTAACTGAAGCTAATGTGGCTGCTTTACGGTATAAAGGTTTCATTTCTTCTCTACTTGCAGCTGCTATTTTAAATCCTATAGTAATAGTTCTATCAAATCCTCCATAAGTATAAAACGAATCAGCTCTTCCTAAATATTTATGGTCATTCCATGAAGCATTAAATGAATCATCAAAGGTATCTAAAAATGCTCTAAATCCTAAATAAAAAGTTTTTTCAGGAGTTAATATTTGGAACTCTAATTGAATTAAGTCTCTATTTTCAGTAATTCCATCTAATGCTTCATTAACACTAACATCTAAAGCATTAAGTTTATCAACTGTATCAGGATCATTTGAAGTATAATTAATTCTACTTCTTGTTGTTTTTCCTTGATTACCTAATCCTACTCTTGTTTCTTTATTAACTAATGGATCTTTATAATTAAGAGAATAAGTATTTATTGTTCTGCCTGTAAAGTTAGTTAAAGCTTTAGGAACTGATGCGTTTTGCCTCTGAGCTCTAAAATCTTCTATATAACCTTTTTTAAGACTACTATCTATACTGGAATTAAGTCCATTATAATCACCGCTATTTTCATCATTAATAGGTATGGGTACAGATGTAACTTGTATAGAATCTAATATTCCGTTTACCCTTATAGGAATTATTCCATCTTTTGGATTGCCACCAGTACCTAATAATATATTATTAATATTATCTTCAGTTTTAAAACCTGTGTAAGTAGAAGGAGTTCCACTAAATTTTCCTAACTCGAAAGGTGCATTATTAGATTTTTCACCTAAGTTAACTCCTTTCATAAGATTCTTTGAAGGAGATTCTTTTAATGTAATTAATTCACTATTTCTAGTATTATTTATATTATCACTAGTTTCTAATGTGCTCTTTTTAATTTCATTAGCTTTTTCTAAAGAAAAAGTTTCAAATACAGGATCACCAGTGCTTATAGAACCGGTAACAAATTGATTAGTAATACCTATAGAACCGGGTATAAGAGTAGTTTGAACTCCTGTTTCAGTTGAACCAGTTACTTCCCCTCTAGGATTTTTTATTGGTTTACCAGTACTAGCATTAATTATATTTAATTCAGTCTTAGATTGTATATACTCTTTATCATTATTAGGATTAAAGATATTATCTACTAATATAGGATTTACCTTTAAACCTTCCCCAATATTACTTATTGCTCCTACTCTACTTTTACCAATACCGATAGTAAAAGGTTGAGCGGTAGTTTGTACTTGAAACTTCCTAACTGAATTATCTTCATCATCTAATTCAGTACCTATTGGAATAATTCCAGATGTAGTTGCTCCTAAGACACTATCTTCAGTATTCTGATAAAAAGGGTTGTTAGCTGTATTGAATGAAATATCTACAGGAGAAGTTAATTTTCCTTCAATTCCAATATGATTGATACCTAAAGTTCCAGGTAGTACTGTTGTATTTCTATCAGCTAATTCAGATTCAGTGTTTACTCCTTTAAAAGGTACAGGGGCACCTGTTAAACTAAAAGAAGAACCTTCTACTCCACCTCCTCCAAAAAATTCTACGAATCCACTAGTAGTCGAAGAAGTATCTTGAAAATAAGTATCTGATCTAAATGCTCTTACAAAATGAGTTCCAGTACCGTTAACAGGTACTTGTGCTAGTGTAGAACCTACTACTTGAGCAAGATGTTTTGCAGTTCCTCCTGCTCTTCTAATTATATTACCTACAACTTTTTTATTATTTCCTCTTAGTTTCTCAGTTAAATCACCTTGTTTTAAAAGGCCTTCGTTAAATAAAAATTTTTGTCCTGGTGTGTTGGTAATTAATTTAGATATCCTTGTTAAATCATCTATCCTTTTAGTACCTTCCAAGAGTACTCCTCTTTCATTAGGAGGATTTAATATATCCTTAGTAACAAAAGGAGATTGTGTCCCCGTTTCTTCATACGTTAAAGTACGGAGATTATCCATTCGACCTTCATTAAGGTCTCTACTTAAGTTCCTAATTATAGGCATTTAATTAATTTGGAGGGTTATCTAAATATTTTTCTGGTGTTAACCCGTTCAAATCTAAAGCTGAAGGCGCTCTGTTTATACCTGGTTGATTATTAATCGAAGATTGATTATGTAAAGTTGAATCTATCTTAGCTCCAGGCATTACAGGAGGCGTTTGTCCTTGTAATCCTAATTCAGAGTTAGGTAATTGATCGTTTAAAATTCCGTTTGCCATAATAGTTAATTTTAATTGTTTATTATTTATTATAAATAGATATTAATACCTTTATTTAAGATGTTATTAAAGAGAACGATTTAGCTTGAGTTCTACCGACTTTATCTGAATCTAAGTATACATCTCCTCCAGCAGAAACTACTCCTATAAGAGTATCTAATTTAGCTTCAATTTTAGCAAATCCGTCACTTTCATCGTCTCCTCCGGTAAATAAAGAACCAAGAGCTATTAAAGGAGTAGCCATAACTGCTAAGGTTCCTAAACCTGCTAATGCAGGTAATGCTGCTATTCCTGAAATAGCGATTGCAGATAATCCTGCAGCAATTCCCATTAAAGCAGGTCCTATCATATACAATGAAGGTAACATCTCTACTAAACCACCTAGTTGAGAAAGTATTACACTAAATCCATCAGCTGCGAATTTAATTCCTGCACCTATCATCATAAATGCAGCTCCAAACATCATTGCTTGAGCACCTATTACTACCATACTAGCAAGAAGTGCAGCTAATCCTAATGCACCGTAACCAGTCGCCATAGCCATACCTAAAGCTTCTAATGCTGGTATTAAAGCCATAATACCTGCTGATGCCATAGGTCCTGTAACTCCTAATAAAGCCATACCTGCTGATGCTGGAATCATTAAAATGAAGGCGGCGGCAGCTGCTGCTAATGCTGCTGTGCCTAATAATACTTTACTATTTCCCATAGCTATTAATCCACCTGCTAATGATTGAAAAGATATCAATAATTTTGGCCCACTGATAACTTCCATAAGTTTAGCTCCAACTACACCTGGTATCATTGCTACTAAACCTAAACTTGCAGGGATAAGATTAAGAGCCCCTTGAAGAACTTTCATTCCTGCCATAGATCTTAAACCTGCAGCAAAATTTTGTAAGAAAGTTTTAATATTTTTACCTGGCGGAACTGCTTTGGTAGCTTTTGCTCCTTTTACAGTAGATGCTATTTCTTTAGATTTAGGCATTTTAGCTCCTAATTCTTTAGCTTTATCTGCAGAGATAAACCTTCCTGTAGCTGTATCTCTGAATCTTTTTGCTGTTTCATCGAATACTGCTTTTACTTTATTGCCTCCTAAACCTTTTAAAAATGCGTTTTTAATTCCAGCTCCTGCTGATTTGAGACCACTTACAAAAGATTTCATACTAAAATTCACCCCTTGTAAAGACTTTCTCATATTCATGAAACCTTTAACCCCTACTCCTACGAATTCTGCTATCCTTTTTACTGCCATATACCCGGCTAAAACTGAAAAAGTTGTAGTTAAAGCTATCGATACTGCTTTAAATTTTAATAGATAACCTATTCCTGCTGCTATAGGTCTAATAAAACCTAATACGGCTTCTACTATTGGAACAACTGCTTCTAAAATAGGAGCAAAAGCTTCAGCTAATCTGTTGACTGATTTAGCTATTCTTTCTTGAATATCCATTTGTCTTGATTGCTCTAAAGTAACTCCTCTTGCTGCCGCTATCTGCTCTTCTGTCATATTAGCTCTAGCTTCTTCAGTAAGAACTGTTTTAGCTAACTCTGCTCTTGACATACCTAAAGCTTCAGCTAAACCTTGTTGCTGTAATCTATTCATATTAGCAAACTCTGCTGCTGATGCACCATTTTTAGCTAATTCGTCAGCTACTCCTGCTAAATCATTATTTAAAGCTAATTCTCTTGCTTTACTTAAGTTAATATTTTTACCGGTAAGTAGTTGGGCTTCTAATTCTTTAGATATAGAGTCTTCAAAATCTAATAAACCATCAGCTATATCATTAATTTTACTTAAATCCATACCTAATTTCTTAGCAGCATTTGAAGCTTTAGCAAGTTCTATTGAGCTACCACCGAAAGATGCTTTTATGTCGTCACTAGATGCGGCTACGTCTTCTAATACACTAAGCTGATTTATACCAGCACTAACGTTTGCTGATATATTTTCTTCTATTTGCTTTTGTGTCTCTCCTGATAGCTTAGTCATCATAGCTAGACCAGTTGCATGTTCAGCAGAAAGTCCAAGTAAAGCAGTTGCATCTGCTATATTACCTATTTGTTCAGAAGTAAAGACTGTAGCTGCGTTAAGACCAGTTTCTTTGCTTAACTCACTAGCTGATTTTAGCATATCAGACATAGTAGCTACTTCAGTATTAACTCCTCCTAAAGTTCTAGCAGCTTGTCCAGTGTTACGAATAAAGTCAGTTTGAGCTTTATTGACTTCTAAGAATGAATCAAATAATTTACCTGCTATTACAGTTGGATCTCTTAATGCAGGTCCAAAACCGTCAGCTAGTACTGAAAAACCTTTAGCAGCTATCTGCAATTTATTCATGAAGGTAACATTCTCACCTAACTGTTTAGCCATTAGACGCATTTCTTCATTTGCATCTTTCATGGCTTGATGGAAAATACCAGATCTCATACCTAGTCTTTCCATTAAAGCACCAGTACCTCCTACTAACGCACCAGCAACACCCATATTTTTATTAATGGCTGTTTCTAAATCTAATCGTTGTTTTGTTTTTTGAATTAAACCTTTAAGACCTTCATCTTCTAAAGCATTAAATTTAGAAATTTCTTCTAACTTCTTTCTTCTTGCTTCTTCAGTATCGGTTAATATTTCACCTTTAGCTATTCTATCATTAAATGATTGTAGATCTTCTTGTGCTTTTGCTGTAGCTAAAGATAATAATCTTCGATCAGCTTTTAGTTGTTCAAGTTTAGACTCTAGCTGTCTTGCATTTAGATCTGTAATACCTTCAGCATCGAGAAGTAAGTCATCACTAATAGATACTATTCTTCTCTGTAGTTTAGCAGTCTGAGAAATAACGTTAAAATTACCGTCTAATGCTTCATTATTTTCTTTAATGATTTTATTTAAATCTTGAAAAGTTGTATTAACTGATTCAGCAGCCCCTTTAAGAGCTTGAATTTTCATTTCAGCTAAATCTACAGCTGCAGCGAATTCTTCAGTGCCTTTCCTAGTTCCTTTAAACGCTCTTTCTACTGCGTTTATTTCTCTAGTACTAGCACCTAAATCCTTTAACTGTCTTAACAGTTGTTGCATGTCTACATTAACGTCTCTTGCCATTTAAAATAGGTTTATTATAAATAGTTAAGGCTCGCTTTATTTGCGAGCCCTAGTACTGTAGGTTGGTTTTTTAATCGTACCACCTTTCATTGAATTAGCTTTTTTATTTATCTTATCGTATTCAGCTTTTTCTTTTTCGTAATGTTCTTGTAGTTTTTGAAAAGTAAAGTTTCTCAACCATATAGGCATATTATATACGGTATCGTAATCGTATCCACCTTTACCATGAAATACTATTTCATGTATCTGACTAAAAATGTTGATTCTATATTGCGGCGTCAGGCCAAAGAAAGTTAACCCCTATAGGGATATCTACCCCTCCTTCCGGGCCTGTTTCGGGATAAAATCTCATATCTACATCAGGTTGAAAGTCTCTAAGGTAGTTTCTAAAAGCTCTTGAATCTCTAGCTAGAAATTCGTTATCCACAAAGGCTCTAACATTTTTCTTATCTTCATCTCCGTCTACAGCTGTAATAATATATTTAAGTCGAGTAGACATTTCAGCAGAAGATTCTTTATTAATTTTTTTCAGACCTCTAATTTCTTGATCTATTTTAACTTCATCTCCGTGAGTTAATATTTTAAAAGTAATTACTCTTTTTGTAGTAGGTAATGTAAAGTTAAAAGAATTAGATGTAGCTTTCGATACTTCCTTATTCAAAGGTCTATTATTAAGTAATGATAAATCTACGTTTTGTTTTTCGTTTCCGTAAGTAAATTCATAATCTTTACCATAACCTAATATTCTAGCAGCTACAAGTAAAGCATTTTTATCACCTAAAAGTATTTCGTTATAATCAATAGTTTTATCTACTATTAACGCTTTTATTAATTTATCAATAACTATACCTTTTTCTATATAATTTTGGTTAGTTAAGATATCTTCTTCCTTAGCTGTCATGTACTTCATTTCAATAGTACCATTAGCAAGTGGAGAATCTTTCGGGTAAAGTTTACCTTCTGAAGGTAAATCTACTATTTCTGTGGGAAATTTTTGTTTTTGTTCCATAAATTTGATTAATTAAAACTAGTTCTAAATATAAATATACGAAGAATTATTTTTTAAAACAACAAAAGCCCGGAAAAACCGAGCTTTTTATTATAATTAAGGCTGTATTAGTAGTTTAGTACACAGTAATCCATTGCTATAGTCATAGATAATTCTACAGTATCAGGAGCAGACCAATCAAAGTCTCCTTGAGACATTGTTTTAATAAATGCTCCTTTGATTATCCACTCAGATACTACATCACCTACTGGTCCTAGTACGTTAAGTGTTAAATCTTTTTTGTAGAAATCAGAATAACCTGCACGTCCAGTTACTGATTCGTAAGAAAGACGAGCCCATTCCATTACTGCTTGTGCTCCGGAAGGAGTAATCGGGTCGTAAAGAGTCATATCCATATCGTTCCATACTCTTTTACCACGTATCTTACGATAAGAATTGATATGATCTAATACTACTTCTCCATCTTCGAATCCTGGAGCTGTTACTGTCTTTACCATGAATGATGGAATGTTATCCATATACATAATAAATCTATTCTGTACCTTCGGTTCGAAGGCTCTAAACATAATTTCGTTTGGATCTAATACTGCCATTTTATTTATTGTTTATTATAAATATCTTATTTTTAAATTATCCAGCAAATGTTGCTCCTGTAGGTTCAATTGTAAAGTCTAGTACTATAAATTCAGCAGTCTTAGCTGGTTGAATGAATATTTGACCTACTAATTGATTTCTATCTACAACGTCGGCTGTATTGTTAGTGTCGTCCATCACTACTCTGAAAGCAAATAATCCTTGTCTTTGTACTACTGACTCTAAGAATGGATTTACCACTGCTAAGAATCTGTTACGAGTAGTTATAGTATTTTGTTCGAATACTAGGTTTCTAGCTTGATCTCCAATAAATTTCTTAAGATTGATTAATAATCTTCTTACATTTACTCTGTCAAGTGCAGAAGCTTTAGTTTGTAAAGTTTTCTGACCAAATACTGAAATACCTTGACCTGGGAATGAAGCTATAGGATTTACTTTATTAGTATATAAAGTATCTCTTTGAGTTCTAGTTAATCTTCTTTCAGCTTGAATAACTCCAGTAATTCCTCCTCTTACTAATCCTGCTGGTGCAAACCAAGGTGCAGCACTATTATCTGTAAATGCATATACTCCTGGTATTACTGTAGAAGCTGGTACAAATTCGTTTCTACCAGTTTCTGACTGTGTTTGTAACCAAGGCCAGTAAGACGCAGCGTAAGAACTATTAATGATAGAAGATTGAGCAGTAGCGTTAGATACAGTTGAACCGTAATCTACTAAATCAATTACTGCAATACAATCACCTCTAGTTTCAGCTAAAGAAATTATACTATTTACAGGTGTAGCATGACCACTAAGTTCAAATACTAAACCTGGTGCTGAAATAATATTAAATACATATTCTTCTTGATTTTCTAATACTGAGATAATATCTGTATAATCTCCTGGTTGTAAACCTTGTGTATTAGTAGCGTTAATATCAGAAAAATAATTTCCTGCTTGAGAACCTGAAAATAAAGTTCCTGATGCTCCAAAGAATGAACCTGAGCCAACTGCTGGTAAAGAAGCTGAATAAGAAATATTTTGAGCATCTACTTCTACAGTTAAACCATCATTACCTAAATAATTTAAAGTTGGTGTGTTAACTGCTGATACTCTTACTAGATTAGATCTATTAACATAAGAACCAGTTACTGCTATATATTTGGAACCGTCTGAATCAGTTGTAATATTTTTTACTTGATTACCTACTACTTTTTCTAAGTAGTTAGGAGAATTAGGATCTAAAGATACATTATTAAATGTCTCTAAAATAGTTTTATTTTTTAAATTATCATCTCCTTGTCTGATTGATAAAGTAAATGTTCCTAATCCTGAATTGACATTTGATATTTCCCATCTTAAGTTATCTGCAGAACCTGATACTAATGAACCATCACTGTTTTGAGCTCCTCCATCACTAGCTGCAGTAGAGTTATTGTAAATTTCTCCTCTACCTAATGTTTCTAATACAAAAGGATTAGTAGTAGCTGTTACTGTATTTGTACCACCAGCTAAAGTAAAGATAGTAACATTATCAGAATCAAAGTTAGCACCAGATGGTAATCTAGAACCTGAAGCAAATACTATACCGTTAAAGTCTGTACCGGCAGATGAACCTGAGATTACTAAACTTGTAGATCCACTAACACTAGCAGATACAAAACTAGATAGACCTGAAGCGTTATTAATTGCATCTACTAAATTTGAAACTGAACCAGCCTCATTAGAACCTGTAGAAAAGAAAAATACTTTACCGTCTACATCATCTGCAGGAACTGGGTCCGCTGATGCTATGAATCTGAATGTATCATTGCCTGAGCCAACATTAGATAATCTAAATTCTTGATTATCTACTGCTGCACCTGAACCAATGTTAAAATCATGTGATCCTGATGCAAACTCATTACCAGTACTGGTTTGTGTGTTTGTTATATTTGTATTAGTAGCTGCGCTAAACGTACCGTTTACTACTCTTGATACTAATACTGAATTTCCACCTTGTGAAAAATAATTTTTTACTGCTATCGAAGTTAAGAATTCATAAGAGGTAGATCCTGAAGCAAACGTGCTTCCAAATCTTCTTAGATAATCACCATACGAAGTAACTAATGTAGGTACTTCTACTGGACCTTTAGCAGCTGGTCCAATAATTGCTGCTCCTGCTACTACAGGTGCTGGTTGAATGAATGAAATATCATTTTCTCTTGTGAATACACCTGGAGAGATAATTGTTTCTGCCATGTTTAATGAAGTTTATTTAAATGTCTTTTATAAATATCAGCTTATTCTGTAAACCAACCTTGCAATTTGCAGGTAGTTATCTGTATATAAATAGGAAGGGAAGGTGTAAAACCTTCCCCTTAAAATACTATAAAAGTAAATATACCTATTCTACTGTTGGAACTACTTCTTTTTCTGGTTCAGTAGCAGCAGGTACTTCCTCAGGAATAAATTCCTTAGCTTGTAAATCAATTGCTCCTCTACCGTACTTTTCAGTTAATTCAGCAACTAGCTTATTTTCTAGATCTTGAGTTTCTGCTAAATAATTTTCAACAGATACTTTTCTATTCTTAAGATCGATTTCAGCTAATGCTAAAGAACCAAACTCAGCTCTAACTGCTTGCATTCTTACTTGAATGTCCTCAATTTTCTGTAGTTCCTCTTTCTTTAATTTTTGTTTTGCCATAATTAAAATTTAATCGATTAATTTATATATAGTATTAATATATGAAAACCTTCTATAGTC